AGGCGCCCTAGGCGAAGCCATGCCCACTCCACGCGTTGGTCCTCCTTGTGATCTCAACTCTCATACCCCGGCGTTCATCCCTCCGGGGTTTTTTTTCGACCGCAATTTCCTGGAGAACGATTGCCGTGAGGCTCAATTCCCGCCGACTGCCAGCGCGCCCGCGCAAGATCGGCAATCCCAATCAACAGACCATGCAGCAACAGGTGAACTGGTTCGCCGATCAGATGTGCACGAAAGATCCAACGCGCGCCGCCGCAATCGCCAGCGCAATTCAACTGCGCTTAGCGAGACGTCGGTGAAGCAAAGTCGTCTTCCCCCGTGGAGCGTCGTCGATACGCTTCTGGTGCTCGGGCTCCTGATCGTAATCGCCTTGGGTCTTGCGGCGTGAAGACGCGTGAGTATAATCCGGAGCCTTGCGACGGTCTTCGGCTCCAGAATGCGTGGGATCAGAAGCAATCTTCGTTCGAAGACATCCCAACATGAGCAGACAAACTCTGTTCACCGCAGAACTCGCTGATCATATCGTCGATGAACTCGCCAATGGCCGAAGTCTCGTCAAGATCTGCGCTGATGAATCCATGCCGAACCGACGCACCGTCCTTCGTTGGATGGAAGCCGATACGGCATTTGCCACAAGGTGCGCGCGCGCGCGAGAAGCGGGAACCGAGATTTACGAGGATAAGATTGAATCCACGGCCGATTGTTGTACGGAGGAAACCGCGCAGTCGGCGAAAGTGAAAATAAGTGCCTATCAGTGGATTGCATCGAAGCTCCATCCGAAAAAGTACGGGGATCGAAACCGCGTCGAACTCACGGGTGCAGATGGCGGAGCAATCGTAACTCTCAATGCAAACGAACTCACCGACGAGCAGCTCGCCGCTATCGCCAGCGCAGGCCGCACAGCATCTTCTGAATCGCAGACGAGCGAGACTTAGCGCGGTTGATTTTGCGGGCTACATTGATGTGCCTGCGCGGCCTCTGTCGGATGATCCAGATACCGAGCTTTTCGCCCCGATCGAGACCAATTTAGCCGCGCATCATCGATTGATTTTGGAGGCGATGGAGCGCACAGCCAAACGTCGCTACGGCCGATTGCTATTGATGCTGCCTCCTGGCAGCGCCAAGACCACTTACGCCTCGATCGTATTCCCCAGTTATTTCATGGGTCGATATAGCGGCACGCGGCTGGCGCTCGGATCTTACGGAAGCGACATTGCTTTGCGGATGGGTCGCAAGACTCGCGCCATCATTCGCCAACCCGGTTATCTGGCGATCTTCAATGCGCAACTCTCGCAAGATTCGCGCGCTGGAAATATGTTCTCGCTGACAAACGGCAGTGAGTACATGGCGGACTCGCTCGGTGGGCAGTTTCCTGGCAATCGATTCGATGGAGCGATTTGTGATGATCCGATCAAGGGACGATTGGAAGCGAATTCCTCCGTCGCTCGTGACAGTACATGGCTTGAGTTTCGGGACAATTTTCTAACTCGTTTGGTGCCTGGCGGCTGGCTTGTGCTGATCATGACTCATTGGGATGAGGACGATCCAGCCGGCCGGATTCTTCCCGATGGCTGGGACGGAGATTCTGGCATCTTCAAGGGGCGCCATGACGGTCTCGATTGGGAAGTCCTTTGCCTGCAGGCGCGGTGTGAGAATCATACCGATCCATTAGGCCGAACGCTTGGCGAGTATTTGTGGCCGCAATGGTTCGATCGCGAGCATTGGGCACAGTTCGAGCGAGATGCTCGGGCCTGGAATTCGCTTTTCCAGCAGCGGCCTCGAGCGCCAGAAGGCGCATTTTTTAGGCGCGAATCCATGCTCATAGATCATGCGTATTTGGTCGGGACTGATGGCTTGCCGGTCAAGATACCGGTGGACATGCCACGGTGCGTAACGACTGTCTTCTGCACCATTGATACGGGTATCAAGACAGGCAAGGAACACGACGGCACTGGCGTTGTGTTCTGGGGCCTGATGCCAAGTGACTTCGTAGGCTATCGGCTGGCGGTACTCGATTGGGACTATGTGCAGATCCAAGGTGGAATGCTCGAGCAGTGGCTGCCTCGCATTTTCGAGCGGCTTGAGGAGCTCGCACGCGAATGCATGGCCACAATGGGAAGTTCTGGCGCCTTCATCGAGGATAAAGGCTCTGGAATAGTCCTGCTGCAGCAAGCACAAAATCACGGATGGCCCGCTCAATCGATTGACACCAAACTTGTGGCAATGGGCAAAAAGGAACGCGCCCATAATGCTGAGCCATACGCCTCAGCTGGGGACGTGAAAATGACACGAGCGGCTTACGAGAAAGTTGTGACCTTTAAAGGCTCGACGAAGAATTGGCTCTGCAATCAGGTGCTGAATTTTTCCATGGATAGCAAAGACACCGAGGCCGACGACCTTCTCGATTGCTGGTGTTACGGCATTGCGATCAGTATAGGCAATCCCGAGGGCTTCTGATTTGATTCGTGGCAGCTTGGGCGATATGCGAAAACTCACATCCAAGGAACGGAAGAAAAAGCCCAAACGACTCGCTGAGAACAAGGCGCTCCCGCCCGGGGTCGCGCTCACGCAGTCCGGACGATTCAAGGTCTACGTGCGATTCGCGCAAGGCTCGCGCTACTTCGGCACCTACGACAGCATCGAAGAGGCCGCGCAAGCGGTAGAACGAGGCAAGCGTGAACGCAGCCAATTGAAAACGGAGAAGACATGAACATGCGCAAGTTACTAGCGACACTGCTACTCGGAATCGCTCTCTTCGCCGCGCAGAGCGATGCGACGATCCAGTACAGCGTCACGCAGCAAAACAGCAACATGACGGGCATCGTCACGAATGCCGGATCGACCGCCTATTTGCTGATCTATACCGGATCGGTCCCCGCCCATTGTTCGAGCTCCGCCACCGGCACGCTTCTTGTCTCGATGCCGATGTCATCGACCATCGGTACGGTTTCAAGCGGCGTGCTCACGATGAGTACGATCACGAGCACTGCGACCAGCAATGCAGGAACCGCAGGATATTGGCGTATTGCCACGAGTTCTGCCGGTACCACCGTAGTCGCCCAAGGAACGGTCGGAGTGTCGGGAGCTGATTTGAATTTTGCGGGCGGCATTGTATGGACTTCGGGTGAGACGATCTCCATCACAAGCTTCACCATCACCGCGAACGGCGCATGATTCATTCCGCTCATCTCGAGCGTTGGCTAGGCGCCGAGCACTTGGAGAATATCTCGCGCAATTTCCGTGCGTGGCACGGACCGCCAGTCGCCATCGGGACTATTCCAGGCAATGTATCAATCGCCCGGGGAGGTGACTTCGTCGGGCGATATACGGGACCTTCTCACCATTCTGCCGTCGATCGAGCGATGGATATTTTGCGCGAGGAACGCTTCCGGCGCTTCAAGCAGGCGCGCTATCAACGAGGCGCGTTCGCAGGCCTATCGGCCCTCATTGCTGCCAAGACGGGCGGCAAATCCTGCACGATGCTGTTCACCAAAACGGGAACTGCCGTAACGGCCGTGAACGGCGCGACCGATATGTGGATGACAGGAACGCAGCCTGCCGCTGGTTCCGCCGGTGCGGCCCTTCCGGGCGGCACATCTCCCACCAACGCAACGACCGGCTGCCTGCCATTCGTCAATGCCGTTGTGAACGCCAATACCTCGCACTTCGTCAATGCGAGCGTAGAGGCGAGTGTGGCTGGGAACGATCTGCTGCTCACGGACTTATTGTTCCGCGGCGCCGTCACCATGACATCGACGTCGACGCAATCAGTAACCGGGACCTTTTCGCGTTATCAGGATGAGACAGCAACGGCACTCGATTACATTGGCGGAAATTTCATCTATCCCGCCTGCACCGGCACTGCGCTTGCTGCGGTTGCTCATAACTGGACAGTATGCGAGTACACCAATCAAGCAGGCACGACTGGCCAGACGGTGCCGTCGATAGCTGGTATATCGGGATGCGATAAGAACCAGGTTGATTTGCTACTCACCAACTGGTTCATGCCTTTGGCTGCCGGTGATGTGGGCGTAAAGGCGATTACGCAAGTGCAACTGTCGGCCGATGTGACTTCAGGCACGGCGGATATTTGCTGTGCCCATGCGATTGCGGTGATGTCTTGTCCAATTGCTTCGCTCTCGATGAATATCGATGGGGTCGCAAGCGCATTCAATCTGCAGCAAGTGTTCGATAATGCGTGCCTCAATTTCATGGAACTGCCCAAAGTTGCCACCACGGCAACCACCTATACGGGATGGCTCACGACGGTGAGTGAGTAAATGTGGCGATCAGCCGCCCGCAATGGGGGAATGTCGACGATCTAAGTTGGTTTGTCGCGAATGACGATCCAACCGATGGAACAACGCAGCCACCTTGGATTTCATTCCTAGATGATGCGGGCGTTGCCACCATCACCGAAAGCGCTGATGTGGTCAGCGCAGCGGGTGGCATCGCTGTCAGTGGCACAGCAGCCATTGCAGAGTCTTCCGATGTGGTTGCAGCTACGGGCGGCGATAGTGTTGCGGGAACTGCTGCGCTCGCGGAACAAGCGGATGTCGTTGCTGCGACCGGCATCGCCTCAGTGGCTGGCGTTGCGGCGATCGATGAGGCCTCCGATGTCGTAACTGCAAGCGGCACGCTCAGTGAATCGGGCAGCGCTGCAATCGATGAATCGAGCGATACCGCCTCAGGTGCCGGTACCGTATCGGTCAGTGGTACGGCATCGATTATCGAGACAAGCGATGTCGTTGCGGCATTGGGGAGCGAATCGGTTGCAGGCGATGCCGCGATTACCGAGCCTTCGGATACCGTCTCGGCGGCAGGCAATGTATCGGTCAGCGGCGCTGCAGCTCCGCAGGAAAGCCCAGATACCATTGCCGCGCAGGGCGACATTGGCGTCGCCGGTAGCGCGGCGCTCGTCGAGTCGTCCGATATTGTCGAGGCCCAAGGTGATGCGGGCGGAATCTCAGGCATTGCCGCTATCGTCGAGTCAAGCGATACCGTTGATGCGAGCGGCACCGCAGTGTCCATCGTCGGAACGGCGAACGTACTCGAGCAAAGCGATATCGCCGCTGCGAGCGGTGTCGCTGTACCGTTGCCGCCCATTCCACCGACACCGGCGACACCATGGATTTTCGATCCACAGTATTTGGCTGCAAATGTTCCACGCTCCTGGATAGTGGGACAGGGGAGCCGTAACTGGCTCGTGTCCTCATCACAACGATCCTGGACTGTGGGAGTGTAAGTCGATGCAGACATTTGGCTTGCTCTATCCAGGAGAACGGCAGCTTCTGGTATTCAACTTCGGCCCCGATCTGACCAATGGCAATTTGCTCGCGAATACAACGCCTACTGTCAAGATCACGTGCATCGAAGGCAACGATACAGATGCGCCTGCGGTGCTGAGCGGCGCCGCTTCAGTCAACGCAGCACCGATCACGCTCATAACGCCGGCCGGCGGGAAGATTGTTCTGCCTGCCCAAACAGCAGTACAGCAGGCCGTCATAGGTCCGCAGATTCCCAATGCCCAATACATTATCGAGGTGAATTGTGAGAGCAATGTCCCGCAGATCTGGCCCACGGTTGCCGGACGGCTCATCATAGGATTTCCGTAAAAAATGCCATTCGACACGTTCGATACTGCAGAGCTCGGTGTCGCCCCGGGAGGCGAAGGCGGCTCGCTCGAATTTCTCATGCAGGCGCGGGACATTGAGCCAGGCTCTGATCCATCGTATCAGTTGTGCAAGTTGATATATTTATATCATCCGCTCGGAGCAAAAATGGCAGAGGCTCCGATCACAATGGCGCAGAGCCAGGAGCGTGCAATCACCATCCAGGGCGCGCCCGATGAGGTAAGGACTGCCTATCTTGCGAAGTGGGAAGAGATTCAGGCGGATGATCACATCCTGAATACTCACTCGCAGTCCCGCGTCTATGGCATCACCTCGATCGTGCTCGGCATCAAGGGATACGCCGAGGATAAGCCCGCCAAGATGGAGGAGCTTTACAAGCAAGAGATCTTCTTCAACGTAGCAGATCCTCTGAACACTTCCGGCTCGCTCGTGCTCTCGCAGACGAGCAATACGCCGTTCTTCCAAAAGCCCAATGGCGTGCGCTTGAATGGCGCGTGGTTTCATCCCTCACGCTGCCAGATCGTGATGAATGAGCGGCCAATCTTCATTGCGTATACGAACTCTGCATTTGGCTTCGTCGGCCGCTCCGTCTATCAGCGCGCGCTCTTTCCGTTGAAGTCGTTCCTGAAGTCGATGTACGCCGATGACAAGATCATGGCGAAGCTCGCGCTGATCATCGCAAAGCTCAAG